CCTACGGCACGTATCAAGCGACCACGCAAAGCTACGGCTCATCGGGCGGCACGGCGGTCTATGAGTCAAGCGGATCGAGCGGCGGGCTCGGCTCCTACGGTGACGGGCCGACACAATCCCGCGCCACCGCGGCCCCGGTCACTCAGGATGCCCCCGCCGCTTCGGTCCCGCTGGGTAAGAGCGAGTGCAAGTGCGGCCCTGATTGCGACTGCGGCCCCGATTGCCAATGCCAGACGCAGGTTTGCACGGTCCCGCCGGCAGCCCCCACGAAACGGCTCTGCATCGTTCCGCCAGCATCGGTGAGCAGCACTTGCCGCGTGCCGAGCGGGCTTAGCGTGGAGGCGGTGGCGTCGCTGTGACCTTCGACGCCCGACTCGCGCTCTATATCGTCGCCATCGTGATTGTCACGGGGCTGATGATTTGGAGCACCATCGCTGCCTCGCAAGCCAACCTCGACAAAGACCCTAGCTCGATGGCCTGGGTCGGGTTCTTGCCGTTCCTGATCCCGGTATTCGTGATCGACGCGGTGCTCTACGTCGCGCCAGTTGCGGCGGTTGTTGAGATTGGGCTGGGCATCTGGAGGTGGTGGAAGTGACCCAAACCGTAGACCCGCTGATCCACCTCTTCACCGCTATCGACAGCGAGTGCGAGCGGCAGCGCGTCTGGCGACCGGGTCTGTGGTTATTCGGGGCAAGGCCCGAAGCCAAGAAGCGCAAAGAGTACCGCAAGCGGGCGACCGGCGCCGCTCTCAAAGCAGCCGTGAAGGCACGGGCCGAGAATCGGGTCCCAACTGAGTTTGAGATTCGCCACGCGATCGAGGCCGAGTTCTACGGGGACACGTTTGGCGACGCGGTCGGCAGCATTTGGATCAGCCTGATTGCTTCGGTGATTGTGCGGCTCGTGCTGGAATGGTTCCTGCGCGGGAAGGCTTTGACGAGTGGGGAGACGAGCTGAATGGACGCAGCGACCGAAAGCACCGCCGGCGAAGTCGCCGACGTAATCAACCACGCACTAGAGACGACCCGCGAAACAAGCGAGTTGGCGGTTCTGTTTTTCATCCTCGGGCTTTTCCTGTTGGTCGCCTTTATGGCGCCCCTTGCGTTCCATGCTTGGCAGTCACGGAACGAACGCAAGGAACAACGCGAACTAGAACGCGAGCACAAAGAGACCATCGCCAAGAGCCACGACCGCACCGCCGAAGCCATCTGCAAGCTCGCCGACAACGACTCACGCAGCATCGAATGCCAGCAGCAGATTCGCGAGCAGATGGTGAACCTGCATATCGGGCAGCACGCCACGAAGGGGGCCGTCATTGAAGCGTTGACGATTGCCGAAGAGAGAGCGCCGGACGAACGAACGCGGTCGGACATTGGGCGTATTCGCAAGCGTTTGGAGTCGCACGTATGACCCGCCCCGCCCTCACCGCCGCCCTCTCCGCTCTTGCCGCTTGCTGTAAGCAGGGGGGCAACTAATGGGCCGCCCTCTGCTGATCGCCGCCCTGTGTTTGCTGCCCTCGCTGGGATGGGGGCAGAGCTATTGGAGCCTCACCAGCGGGGCCAACGCCCCTATCTGGCGTCTCAACGGCGACGCGAACAACGACGGCACTGGCGACGCCAACGCGATCATCGGTACGGCCAACGGGACGTGGACCGGATCGTCGGCCTACGTTGACGCGCCTGCCGGCAAGGGGCTGGGTAAGGCGTTTGACTTCAACGGCTCAAGCAACCGCATTGACGTTGGGGCTGTCACCGGCGCCCCGACCGGCGCCAACGTCCGCACTATCGGCTACTGGACCAACGTCGATGTCTTCGCGACGGACAACCTATCAGCCGGCATCCTCGCCTACTCAACCGCAGGCGGCGCGGGCACGACGCTAGAGGCTTACGCCGAAGACGGAGCGGCGTCGGTCGCAGGCAACGGCCATCGCATCATCACCACGAAGTCGGCCCTCTCGACAGGCACTTGGTATCACGTTGCGATCGTGGTCCCGAGCGGCGCGACCTCGACCAGCCAAATCCTTGTCCACCTTAACGGCTCGCTCGCCTCGACCACGACCGAGAGCGGATCAGCTCAGACGCTCAACACGGGCACGATCGCTGTTCAGGTCGGCTCAACCTACAACACCCGCTGGTTCAACGGCCGGGTCTACGACGCTCGCATCTACGACGTGGCATTGTCGGCAGGTGACATCGCCCAGATCGTCGCCGGCCCCGAACCCACTCTCACCTCTGGCGCCATCACCGCCGACGCCACGGGCCTGCTGACCGATGACACGGCCGTCGAGTTTTACGGCAACGGCTCGGAAGTAACGACGTGGCGATGGGAGTTCGACGACGATGGCGACTGGGTCGCGGTCGATGGCCGAACGGACCAAACGAGCGGGCCCGCCGCTTGGGGTGACGCCGTGACTGGTAACTATCGGCTAGTGCTCATCGACACCAACGACGGCGGGTCGCTGGAAACGGCTTCGGCCTCGTTTACTTACACGGCGCCCGCCGCTTTCAGCCGCATCGGCTCCCCCCGCATCGGCTCTCCACGCGTCATCCCGCTTAACCTATGACCAAAATGCTCCGCCACCTTTTGTTGCTCGCCCTGTTGTGCCTGGCCTCGATTGCGAGCGCGCAGAGCACCCAGCGCTACACGCTCGGCGACACGATCGACATCGAGTTCACGACCATTGGCGATGCCGGCGCGCCGGCGACGCTCGCAGGAACGCCAACCGTCGCTGTCTTCCGCGGGTCTGGCACGACTGCATTGACCTCTGGCGTCACCCTCACGGTTGACGCCGGCAGCGTGACGGGCCTCAACAAGGTCCGCATCCTCACCAGCGACTCGTCATTCGTACCCGACGTGGACTACAGCGTCCGTCTCACTGCTGGCGAGACCGACGTGAGCCTCGTTGGCGCCACGGTCGGACGCTTCCGCCTCTCACGAGCGCCCCCACAAAGCCACCTGACGCCCGCCCAGCGTTTGCTCGATGGCCGCTCAGTCGTTGGCGGCATCGGCGACAGCTACATGAGCCCGTCGGCGTCATGGCGGAGCGTGTCCGATTGGGACATCGCCTACAGCGGGCCACGGATGAGGATGCGCGGCGAGTCGCTTTTGATGGACGGGCAAAACCCGTTCAGCACCAAGGGCGCAGACGCTCAGGCGGGTATCCGCAACAGCGTCTTGAAGGGAGCCACGTACCCCGGCACGGCTCTCACCAACCGCTTGCCGTGGACACACGCTTCAGCTTGGAACGGCTCGCTCGCCAACGGCACCACCTTCACAGTCGGCAACTTTGGCAACGACTCCGGCGCAAACACGGGGCTGTATCGCAACCCCAACCTGCTGCCGTACGACATCGGAGCGATCGACACCTGGGTCTCCTACATCGGCGGCTCCCATAACGTGTCGAGCCTGCGAATCCTCAATCGGCGAGACGTTAGCGTCGGCGCCGTTGGTTCGTCCCCGTTCAATCCAACGACGGTGACGGGGTACACGTCGAATCACACGACGCTGACCGCGATGGCCGGCACGGGTGGCACGATCGACGCCTTGGCCCAGCTTCAGGTCACGATGACCAGCAAGCAGTTTCTGCAACTCGGCTACGGCTGGGTCGCGAAAGACCAGCCGCTGGGCATCGTCTATGGGCCTGTGATTGGCCTTGGTGGCGGCGCCACGGCAGACTTCGCGACATCCTCTGGCGGGCTCCTAGCGGCCTACACCGATGACCAGATTCACGCCTGGTTCGAGGCAGCGGCGGCGAGCGGCTACCCAATCGACATTCTCCGCGTCAATCTCGGCACCAACGAGCCGAGCCTTAGCGGCATCGACGCCATCTATCTGCAACTGCTGGAACGCTGGATCAGCATTGGGCAGCAGTACACGGACGAGCGTTTCGGCATCCTCGCCTACACGATCGCCCCTTGGATCAGCAACGGCACCGACAAGACCGACGCGGCGGCGACTATCAGCGAGCAGATCGCAGACGCCGTTGAGCAGTTCGGCGACCCGCTGCGCGTCCAACTCGTGGACGTGAACAAAGCGATGGTCGAGATGAACGGCCCCGTCACGACGTGGGGGCCGCTGTATATGCAGCAAACGGGCAGCACGTACCTGCACCCCAACACAGCGGGCGGTCCGGTGTTTGGGGCGGCGGCTTATCGGGCTCTTGAGGATGCGGCGGCGGACATCCAGCCCACGGTCAAACGGGCTGTCGAGCGGCTTGAGATTCCCGCTGCTGCTGTGACGGCGATCAACGCCGACGCCACCCAAACGACAGCGAGGACCAACGCGGCTACTGCGGCGACTAATAGCGACACCCTCACGGGACGGCTTACCAGTGGGCGTGCGGCCAAGCTCGATTCGTTGCTGGATAGTGGGTCCGTGGCGAGTTCAGATCAGGTGATTGGTTCAGGCACCGTCACCGCTGAAGAGATCAGCGCGAAGCGGACGTGGATATTCGCAGTCCCGAGCGGCGACATCATCGCGGCGTCTAACTACGTCCAGGCTAAGGCATCGCAAGCCGGCCCCGTCACGGTCTGTTTTGACCTCAATAACGTCATCCCATCGAACGCAGTCGTCTCGTCAATCACGTCCGCAACCATCAGTAGCAGTGGCGCAACAGTAGGCACAGCCGTCAAGCACACAAGTAATCGAAAGGTCAACATCCCGCTAACCAGCATCACGGCAACCACGGGTAACTACACGGTGACTCTCACAGTTGTCGCTACTGATAGTGAGCAGTACGTGGTGACGGGAACGCTACAGGTGAGGTAATGGCCTCAGCCCCAACCCGACGCTGCACACGCTGTAGGCAGTTGGTGCAAGGGCAGTGCCAAGGATGCAAGCCAAAGAGTCAGGCGAACTATGACAAGCACAGAGGCAAGGTTGCAGAGCGAGGGTACGGCGCACGATGGCAGCGTGCCCGCCTCGTGCAGCTACAGAGAGAGCCCCTGTGCCGAGAGTGCAGCAAGCAAGGCAAGCTCACAGCAGCGAGCGTGGTGGACCACATCGTGCCGCACAGAGGCGATCAAGTGTTGTTCTGGGAATGGGAGAACTGGCAGTCATTGTGTGCCGCCTGTCACAACAGGAAGACAGCACGAGGCGAGTAGGCAGACCGGGGGGGGCCTGCGGTCTGGCGCGGATGAGCCCCTGACCGAAGCTGGGCACACGCAAAAAAACTGGCACATGGAGGACGTTTGCTAGGCGGCCAACAACCGAAGCCTGAGGCGGTGCTGAAACTGCACGGCGACTACCGTGCGGACCGTCACGCGAACCGAGGCCCGAAGCTCGGCGGTGAGGCGTTACGCAAACCCGACGACCTGCCTGAGCACGCTGATTGGCTGTGGGGCGAGATAACGAGCAAGCGGGCAGCGTGGCTGTGCGGCTCCGACGCTGCGACGCTGCACACGCTCTGTATGGCTTACCACTTCATGCGGAAGGCCGAGACGCTGCTGCTAGTGGACTCGACAGAGAAGAACGCACGGTGCGCTTGGACGGCTTACGCTTCGACGTTCGCGTCGTTGGGCGCCCGCTTCGGACTAACGCCGAGTGACCGCGCAAGGCTCGGCGAGGACAAGCCGCTACGGGATGAGGAAGACGAGCTAAAGGACATGATGGCGTGATAATGGTTCCCAAGTCTGCCGCACCACACGACGTAGCCGGGTTCGATCCCGTCGCTACAGCGGGTGACTGCTGGTATGACGAGGAAGCCGCCGAGAAGGCTGTGCGGTTTATCGGCAAGCTCAAGCACACGAAGGGCAAATGGGCGGGCCAGCCGGTCACACTTGAGCCCTGGCAACTGGCGTTCATCCGTACGCTCTTTGGTTGGAAGCGTCCGGACGGGACGCGACGCTTCCGCACGGCGTTCCTGTTCATCCCGCGCAAGAACGGCAAGAGCTTCCTGGCTGCGGCGATCGCTCTCTACGTTCTGTTCTGTGACGGCGAGGCTGAGGCCGAGTGCTACTGTGCGGCGTCGGATCGTGAGCAAGCGTCGTTGGTGTTCAAGGCCGCGGCGTCGATGGTCCGCAAAGAGCGGGTGCTAGATTCGGCCTGCAAGATACGCGACTCGACTCGCCGGATCGTCTACGGCGAATCGGTGTTGCGAGCGATCCCGGCGAATGAGGGCGGGTCGCACGGCTTCAACGCTCACCTGATTGTCGGCGACGAACTGCACACTTGGCCGAATCGGGATTTCTATGACACGCTGCACACGTCCACGGGCGCCCGCGAGCAGCCGCTAGAAGTCTATATAACAACCGCCGGTCACGATGACCAAAGCATCTGCCACGAGGTCTACAAGCGTGCCGTCGCTGTAAGGGATGGGCAGGTTGAAGACCAGTCATTCCTGCCGGCAATCTATGAAGCCGGCCCGGATGATGACTGGAACCTTGAAGAGACCTGGCGGAAGGCGAACCCGAACCTTGGCGTTTCGGTGCGGCTCGATTACATCCGCGACGAGGCGAAGAAAGCGAAAGAGAACCCGGCGTATGAGAACACGTTTCGGCGTTTGCACCTAAACCAGTGGACGGCACAAGACGAGCGATGGCTGCCGATGCAATCGTGGGACAACTGCCCGGCGGACTGGTTCGAGTTCGAGGACGGCGAGCCAGTGTGGTCGGGCTTGGACCTTTCGAGCGTCCGGGACTTCACGGCATTCGCGTCGGTATCAAAGACGGATAAAGGCTACCGCTGCAAAGTCCACTACTGGCTGCCGCAGAACCGTTTGGACTACCTCGGGCGCAAGCACAACATCGCGGTCGAGAAGTGGATTGCAGCTGGCTGGATCACGCCAATTCCAGGCGACACGATCCACTACGAACCGATCATCCATTACATCGCCGAGCAAGCTAGGCGGGTGGATCAACGCGGTGTCGCTTATGACCCGTGGAACGCCCACGCTGTACGGCTGGAGCTTGAAGACAACCACGGGATAACGATGGTCGAGTGCCGGCAGGGCTTCAAGACCATGAGCAGCCCCAGCAAAGAGCTAGAGCGGCTTGTAGTGGAAGGCGACCTTGGGCACGGCGGCGACCCGGTGTTGCGCTGGATGGCCGACAACGTGGCGGTGCGGCGGGATGAGAACGGGAACCTCATGCCTAAGAAGGGGCGGGATCAGGCTTACAGCCATATCGACGGGATCGTTGCTTTGATTATGGCGATCGGCGAGGCAGAGGCGGACTTAAACGGGTCGAGTATCTACAGCGAACCAGGGGCTATGGCATGGTGACAACGGAAGTCTTCGCTGGCCCCGGCGGGGTGTTTGAGCAGGCGGAGAACGCCTACAGCAGCGTATCCGAACCAGCGGAATGGTTTGTTCGTGCGCTCGGCGGAACGGCGGAGAGTGACGAGTCTGGCGTCGAAATCAACGAGACGACAGTTCTCACGCATGGCCCGGTATGGCAGGCTGTAAACGTGCTTGCCGGCGACGTGGGGCTGATCCCATTTAATGTACGGCGACGCCTGCCGAACGATGACGGATGGAAGATTGACGAACGGCACCCCGTTCACCAGATGCTGAACTACCGCGTCAACTACTTACAGACGCCGTCTCTGTGGAAGGAATGGGCGATCGCAACGCGGCTCATTTGGGGCAATGCGGTTAGCGAGAAGGTCTACGATGGACGTGGTAACGTCGTCGGCGCCAACCCGCTCCCGCCACAGCTACTCAACTACACCGTCGATGAGGAGACGGGGCAGCCTTACTACTACATGGCCCATCCGCGGCTCGGCTTCCTAACTTGGGAAGTTGAGGATGTGATTCACTTCCGCGGCCTAACTTCGGATGGGTTCTGGGGCTATCGACTAGCCCAGATCGCGGCGGGCGTTGTTGGGCATGGGCTTGCGCTGCGCAAGCATGGCAACAAGACGTTCAAGAATGGGGCACGTCCGGGCGGTGTGTTGCAGCATCCCAACAAGCTGCCGAAGGAGACGCGAGAACAACTCCGCGAGGAATGGCACGCTGTCCACGGAGGCGTGGAGAACGCCGGAAAGATTGCGGTTCTTTGGGAGGGGATGACATTCAACCCGTACACGATCAGCAACCACGATGCGCAATGGCTGGAGGCTATGCGGCTGGACCGTGAGCAGATCGCCGGATTATTCAACCTTCCGCCGCATAAGCTGGGAGCGCTGGAGAATGCCGCCGTGCGGGCGAACTTGGAAGAGCAGAACCGCGAGTATTACAACACGTCGCTCGCTCGCATCGTCAACGGAATGCGGGAGGAACTGAACTGCAAGTGCTTTCCGGTCAACAGCTACTTGCACGAGGTGCGGCCCGACCCTACCGAACTGCTGAAGGGCGACAAGAAAACGCAAGCCGAGACCGCGCAAGTCTTAATCGCTTCGACAGTCTGGAGCCCGAACGACGCCCGCCGCTGGATGGGCGAGAACCCGCGAGACGGCGGCGATGAATACGGGAACCCCAACACGACGCCGGGTGAAGTAAAGCCGAAGCCGGAAGTGGAAGAGACAGGGGCAACCGAGATTGACACGACGCAAGTTGAGGACAGCGCCCGGCGTCTTGTGTCATCGCAGGCCCGCAAGTTATGCGAGGCCGAGCGGAATCGGCTGGAGAACAAGGCGAAGGGCCGCCGCAACTTCAATGCTTTCGTCGATGCTTGGTACGGCGAAGGCGACTTCGAGCAGTTAGCGGCGGACACGCTAACGCCAGCGGTTGAATTGGTGGCTGGCCTCATGCCGCTCGCCGACATCGCTACGGCCCTGGCTGCCCACCAAGCGGCGAGCCGCGAAACGCTGGCGTCCTACGTGGCGGAAGCGGAGGGGCCGAAAGAATTGGCCCAGATGATCCACGATTGGTGGCCTGTCGAGAACAATACGCGGCGGATCGTCGCCTTACTATTTGGGGAACCTGATGAAAACGATTGACGTATTCGGCGCGATTGGTGACGAGTGGGATGGTGCGACGGACGCCCAGATCGCCGCACAGCTTGAAGGCTACAGTGGCCCGCTCACGGTGCGGCTCAACTCCCCTGGTGGGCTCGCTCACCACGGCGTCGCCATTTACAACCTGCTCAAACCGTTCGAGCCAACCATCGAAGTAATCGGGATGGCGGCTTCGGCGGCTTCTATCATCCTAATGGCCGGGAAGAATCGCATCGTGGCGACCGGCGCCAACGTGATGATTCACGATCCGTGGGGCATCCAGATGGGTAACGCCCGCGACATGGAAGAATACGGGGCCTACCTACGGACGGTCGGCAGGTCGCTCGCCACGATCTACGCCAAGCACGCCAAGCCGGATCACGATTGGTCCGCGGACATGGCAAAGACGACATGGTACACCGCAGAGGAAGCGGTTGCGGCTGGACTCGCCGATGCACAGGACGAACGCGACGCCGAGTCGCCAACCGATGATGCTGCGTTGACGCTGGCGGCCCTTGGGTGCAGCCCGCCGTCAAGTTTGCTGATGTGTAAGCCGAGCGAGGCCGCGGTCCAGGCAGCACGGTCGCGGCTATCGCGTTCCGTTCTCAAGCAGACGCGACTGCGAACGGCGCCTTTAGTTTGACAAGCAGGCGTCCATTGTGTTAAATGGACGCACAGACAACCTCTAGGGGCTGTCCGCAAGAAACATCTTGCGGCGGCTTACTAGTTAAGCAGAGTTTTCGCCATCAACAGACGGCGGGGCTTGCTAGGCGTTTCCTAATCGAAACGCCGGCGAGCCTCGCCGTTTTGCATTGATGGATGGTTCGCCGGCTTACCGGAGAACCATATGAAGACGAGTGCTGCCCTAGAGGCTGAGCGCATCGAAGCGCTCGACGAAGCTGAGTCGCTTTTCGCTGTGGCGGAAAGCGAGTCGCGTGACCTGACTGCCGCCGAGCAGTCGGAAGTTGACGCATTGCAAGCCAAGGCAGAAGCCCTGGCTACCGAACGGGACTCTGCCGCCAAGCGCGAGCGGTTCCGCGATCAGGCCCGCAAGGATCGCCTTGGGGCTCAGAATGTCGCCGGTCGCGCGGCACTCGGCCTCGGTTTGCCGGCTCAGAACGCCGACGCCAACAGTGAGCCGAGGATTGAGCTTCGCAACCACCGCTCAAAGCACTTCAAGAACGCACGCGACGCTCACGTCGCCGGCTGCTGGATGCAGTACCAGCTAAGCGACAAGGCCGACGTTCGTCAGAAGGCGGCAGAAGACTTGCAGCGTTTCGACACCGAAGCGTTCAACGTGATGACCGCCGGCGCCCCGAACAAGGGCAGCATCTTCATTCCGTCGCCGATGGTTACGGAGATCATCAAGAACCGCGATTCGGTCGGTATCACGCCGCAGATCGCACGGTTCTACGGAATGTCCAGCGAGACGCTGATTATCCCAGAGGAAACGACTCGCCCCAGCGTCTATTACCCCGGCGAGACGCAGGAGCGGACCGCCAGCGACGCGACGGTTGAAGAGAACGAGCTGAAGGTGAAGGAGCGGGCCTGTCTCGTGAAGCTCACTAAGCAACTCATCGCCGACGCGGCGATCAGTGCTGCGGATTACGTTGTTGACACGATGAGCTACGAACTCGCTTACGCGATGGACAATGAGCTTATCAACGGCGACGGCACTTCGACCTACGGACGCGAGGAAGGTTTGCTAAACCAACTTGCTGCCGGTCAAACGAGGACGGCGGCTACCGGGAGTGATACGCTCGCAGAGCTTATCAACACCGAATGGACGCAGACCATTGCCGAGCTTCCTGGCAAGTACCAAGCCGGACGCCCTGCGTGGATCATGTCACGCGAGACTTGGGCTGGTTCGGTTCTGCCGCTGTCGATTGCGGCTGGTGGCAACACGGTCGCCAACATGCAAGCCGGCCTTGGTGGGCTGACTTGGCTTGGCTACCCGGTATTCCTGACGGACCTCATGCCCGCCGCTGCGGCCTCTACTGTGGTCGCACTCTTTGGCGATTGGTCGCGGGCTGTTGCTCTCGGTGATCGAGGCGACATGCAGTTCGAGGTTAGCAACGACCGCTACTTCGAGTTCCGCCAGATCGGCATTCTCGCGACGCACCGTTACGACATCCTCGTTCACAACAACGCCGCTTACTCGGCGCTCAAGACGGCTGCCTGATAACGGCCCGTCGATCCACAACCACAACGGAGGCTCTAAATGAGCGCACCAGTAAGAACGAATCTTGTGAGCGAGTGTCGAATCATCGACTTGCTCGACTACGCGAGCGGCACTGCCGACCGCTTGGGGCAGGTGGACGTTTCTGGTTACGAGGGCGCGTGCTTCATCGTGAAGTTTGCGACCATCGCAGCCGGCGCCGTGACCACGATCAACCTGCAAGAGCATGACGTTACTTCGACGGGCCAGACCGACATCGCAGGGATGACGGCATCAGTAGCCGCAGACGACGACAACCAGACGTTCGTCTTTGACTACAAGAACCCGACAAAGAAGTTCCTCACGCTTGAGATCGACAAGGACGCGACCAACGCCACCGCGGAAGTCGCGTTCGCGATTCTTTACAACGGCGACGCCCGCCCGGTAACGAACGCCGCCACGGACGAAATGACCGTCGTCACCGGTCAAAGCTGATGATTCACGCCGTCACATCCCGTAATGGAGAGATCGTTTCGCTTGAAGAAGCGAAGCAACAACTCCGCGTATGGGATTCGGCGGAAGACAACCGCGTTAGCTTGCTGCTAGAGGCCGCCCGATCGTACTGCGAACGATGGGGCGAGATAACGCTGACACAGTCGGCGACGCGGACTGTCAAGTGCGAATGTTGGCCGAGTGGCGGGTGGGTACTTAAACACCCGCCCGTCACTGCGGTCTCTTCGATTACCTATATCGACGCCGACGGAGACACGCAAACGCTAGCCACGTCCAACTACCGGACGCACCTAACGGAAGCGGGCTTCGGACTGATTGAGTGGGACGATGACGCGACCTTGCCAACGCTCGATACGCGAGCCGACGCGGTCACGGTGACTTACACGACCGGCTGGGGCAGCGACGCTCCTGGGGATGCGAAGGCGGCGATCCTGTTGACGCTACAGAGCATCGACGCTCAGGGCGACACGAGAGACCTAGCCTACGCCGAGAACGCCGCCAAGAGCTTGCTGAGCGGCCTAGCGGCGTGGACCTACGCATGACAGCGAAGAAGGACAAGCGACTTGAACTGTGGCGCCGCGTCCAACCGGCGTTAGACACCCAGCCCAGCGACCCGACAGACGAAAAGGTCTCCGACATTTGGGCGTCAATCGAACCCAAGTCCGGCAGCGAAAGCGAGAGCGGAGACCAGCAGCAAGGGACCACGATGGTCACGATCACAACCCGCTGGGGGTTCTCGATTGCGGCGATGGATTCGAGCTGGTGGGCGACGCGAGTGAACCCAGTTACACAGTTAGTTGAGACCTACCACTTTGCGAGCGTCGTCAATGTTGGCGAGGCGAATCGGGAAGTGGTGATTGAGGCGGAGAGGGTGTGATGGCGGGCAAGCCGATCATCGAAATCGAGGGCGAGGAGCTGCTGACAAAGCGGCTCGCGGCTCTTGAATCGAAGATGCAGCGCCAAGTTCTCACCAAGGCGGCGAAGGCGTGCGGCGCACTGGTAAAGAAGGATTACCAGTCGCGCGTTCCCGTAGACAGCGGGGCAATGCGGGCGTCCGTTCGGGTGCGAGTGCGACGCTACAAGCACAAGGCGGACACCGGACGAAAAGTTATCGCCCGCGGCGGACGCATGGCGGGTCAATATGTGTCGATCAAGCGAGTGGTTGCTGAAGACATCGGAGCGAATGTTTACATCGACCCGCGGGCACTGAAGAAGCAAGTCGGCAAACGCTCTAAGGGAGCGGTGCGAATCTTCTACAGCAAGGACAAGAAGGGAAAAACGCAAACCAGCGTCTTCTATTACCCGACGATTGTTGAGCTAGGTGGCAAAGACAGAAGCGGACACCGACCACTTACGAAGGCGCTTTACCTAAACGGCCCCGAATTGCGTGACGTTTACATCGGCAACCTTCGGGGACTCGTTGCACAAGCGGGAACAATGTGATCCTCCCCGCCCTACGCACTCACCTGCTGAGCTTCACCGACCTAACCAACAAGATCGGCGCCCGCGTCTTCATCAACCGAGCGCCAGACAAGACCCCCGTCCCTTACATCCTGATTAGCTCATTCGCTGGCGACACCCCTTACTCGCTGCAAGGCGAAGTCGGAATCGGGCAGCCGATGATCCAAGTCGCTGTCTGGGACCGCGACCCGAACGGACCCGACAAGGTGACGACGGTTGTTGAGTTGGTGAGGGACAAGATGAGCGGATGGCGGGGCGAGTGGGGCGACGTGTTTGTCTGCGATTGTTCGCTGCAAGGCGAGCCAATCCTTAACTCGGAAGCTCCCGACGATAAGTCGGACAACTGGTGGCACAGCGGCAATCTCGATTTCCAAGTCACGCACCGGCGGCCTGTGCCGTCGCTTTCATAAGGAGCTAGAGAGTGGCAGAGACAACCGGCAACGGGGCGACCGTTGTGCTGACTACCGATACGTTCGCGGCGTCCATCATCGACGCGAACCTCGGCGGGTGGTCGCTCGGAATGCTCGATGCGTCGCACCTTGGCACGACCGACACGATGGAGAAGGTGCTTGCCGACTTGGCGGAAGAGAAGCCGCTGTCGTTCAACTACTTCGTTGATATTCGGGACGACACGAAATGGGCGCCGACAAAGGGTCTGACCGACACGCTCACGATCACTTTCCCAAGCCAGACGGCTGGTACTGACGCAACGCTCGCCATGACGGGCGGCGTCACCGACGTGACCCACCCGACTCTCGCTAATAACCAGCTTGCTCAGGGCTCTTTCGAGTTCACCCCTGACGGCAAGACCGGACCAACCTTCACGGAGGAAGCCGCATCGTGATCGAGCTAGTTCAAATGGTCGGTAAGAACGGCGACGTGTTCCAAGTGGACACCGTCTACCGAGTGACCGAAGCGGGCCGCGAGAAGGTTGGCTTTGTGAACCGCACGAAGTTCGCCCGCTTCGCTTGTAATAAGCGGATGACGGACGACGCACTTGATGCGTTGATTGTCGAGATCAACGAGGCACGCGCTAAGCAGGGCCGCTTCGGACCCGTGACGCATCCACGCATGATGCCACCCACTGACGCGGCGTTGGCGGAATACATCGCCGAAACTCAAGACGAGGAAGAGGATGACGACAGCGACGATTGACGACCTGCGGGCGAAGCTCAGGCCGACACCGGCAGAGAAGGTGGTCGATGTTGGCGGGCTGGCGTTCAAGCTCCGCGACATCACCGCCGCTCAGTTCTTTGCCATCCAGGAGCCTTACCAGACGCTCGCTCAGTTGGGCAAGAAGGCGACTGCCGAAGACAAGGCTAACGCCATCCGACAGAACAACTTGGCGCTAGTGCGTTCTCGCGTCGCCGAGCCGGACATTAGCGTGCTCACGGATGACGAGTTGCTGAGCATGTCGCCAACGCTTTGGAGTGCTCTAGTTGCGGCGTGTCAGCAGCAAGCGGATGACATGGAGGACATCGTAAAAAACTCCGACGCGACGGACGCCGTCGATTCGCTTACCGATTAGCGGACCGTCGCGGAGTTGATGTCGACGACTTGCTTGATTCACTCACGCCGCAACAGTTTGCGGAACGGTGGGCGTACTACGAGGGATTAGGGGAGACCGACGACCAACTCAATATGGCGACGATGACGGCACTGATCGTCAACGAGTTGAGGCACCTGCGTTATCGGATGGAGCTGTGCGCCGGGAACACTAAGGCGAAGCCCGACAAGCCAATTAAGCCACGCGACCTGTTGCGTCGATGGCGGAGCGACAAGCCAAAGAGGGTAAAGGTTAAGAGCACGGCGGAGCTTTACGCCATGTTCAAACACTATGGCTAGCCTCGGAACACTCGCCGTAAATATCGTTGCGCGAACTGAGAATTTCACGAGCGGTATCACGAAGTCGGTCAATTCGATGGCCGCCTTCAACAAGCGGATCACCGGCACTACCAAGCTGGTGGCTGGCTTCATTGCGGCGTCGGCAGGCTTCGCAGGAATCAGCGCTTTCAAGTCGGCAGGTGAAGACCTAGACGACATGGCGAAGAAGGCCGCCGGTCTGGGCATTGCCACGGAAAAGCTTGCCGGGCTACGCCATGCTGCGTCGCTAAGTGGTGTTGAGTTCAACAAGCTCAACGTCAGCCTGACAACAATGACGCGGCTTATCTCGCAAGCAGCGACCACAGGCAAAGGATCGGCTGTCGGCGTGCTTGAAGAGTTGGGGCTTAACGCCGCGACTCTCAATAGGCTGACGCCAGACCAGCAGCTAGGCAAGATTGCCGACGCCTTGAGTGGCGTCACCAACAACGCCGACAAGGTGCGGATCGCCTACACGCTATTTGGCAAGTCCGGCGTCGGGCTTATCAACGTGCTGGCTGATGGATCGGCGGGTCTAAATCGGATGCAAAAAGACGCCGAGGCGTTAGGCATCGCGTTCAACTCGGAGCAGATTGGCCGCGTCGAGGCGATGAATGACGCGCTGTCGAGGCTTTCGGAAGCAATGGGCGTTTTCGGGCAGGGCCTGCTTATCGACATTGCGCCGGCAGCGACATTCGCCATCGACGCTTTGACGGAGGCTGTGCAGGGGCTACAAGGAATGCGAGGCGCCGGCCTTAATGAAGACGGAACGCCGATGAAAGCGGGGGAGCGAAAGAACCAGGCCCTCACACTTGGCTTATTCTCCGACGAGGCGGTGAAGAATGATGCGGCTTACTTCGCTCCGCTATTCGAGAACGATCAGATTGGGCAACTGACACCGGAGGAGCAGGCCGCGCACGAGAAGCGTCTCGCTGCTTCGCTCGCCCTTGAAAAATCCGGCGGGCTAGCGGCGGCGCAAGACTCCCTGGCAATCGGGCAGAATCAGCAAGAGCAAGTCGGAGCACTTAGCCATCGCTTCGGCAAGATGCTTGGCGCCGCGTTCACGACAAGTAACGCGCAGGCGCTGCTAGACCCCGTCGCTTCAGGGCTAGCGACTTCCTTTACGGCGGTCTCCGAAAAGATTGCTGCCGACGCTGACTTGATGAAGCGGGCGAAGGAAGTCAGTGATTCACTGATGACGCCCGCGGAACGCGTCGCCGAGCAGATGAAAGAGATTGACACGCTCGTTAGTGGCGGGGCTCTCGATGCTGCCAAGGGCGCGGAGCTTAAGAAGCGACTCGGCGAAGACACCGCGGCAACCGTAGGCCCACGCCAAGAGCTAACCGCCCGCACCGCAGGCGACATCGACACGTACGCAGCCGCGCGCCGAAACCTTGGCGACGGCAGTAAGACGCAGATCGACATTGCAAAGAAGCAACTCAAAGAGCAGCAGAGGACTCGCGAGCTGCTCGCCAAACGTGGCGCCCCGCCGGTCTTTACGCTCGGCGGGGTAGGGTGATGGCAATAGTAAAGTGCAAGCTTGATCGCGTCTTCGAGGCGACGATCGACAACCGCAACCGAGGAACTTACGGTGCGAGTTGGATCGCGGAGGCGAATAGCTTAATGGGTCCGAAGCAGGTGCTAAACGCCTGCCTTGCTGCAAACCTCGCCGCAAACGACCCGGCAGGGCAGCCCAACCACCCTATTCCGAATCTTGGTGAAGACTACGACCTGACGGCTTACTTCGGGCCGGGCGAGTATGACCCATACTCTTACGCGCTGAACTACGGATGCAGGAACAACGACAGCAAGCTTAATCTTCATGAGATCACAGTTAGCTGGACTCCACTATCTCCAGGTGAGACGCAAGAAAACCGGCAGATAACTAACCCAGTAAATCGCGGCGCTGATTTTTGGTGGGAGCAAGAGCCTTATCAGAAGATTGCGGACAGGCAGAACGACGGCACGCCTTACGTTAACGGAGCAGGCAAGTCATTCGACAGGCCGCCAACGATCGAGGCTTTCCGTCCGGTGTTGATGGCGCAATTCAACGTTGCAACGCTAAATGCTGCTTACGTTTTGCAGAACACTTACAGCGGCGCTACAAACTCGACCGCGTGGACCTTCTTAACGCCGAACGCTGGCGCACGCACTTTCTACTGTCGCTATATGCGTAGCGGCAAAGTCGTCACCGAGGGAGCCAACAGCTATTACCCAATGGAGGCAGCCTTTGCCCTTAAAGAGGATGGTGGGGTGTGGGACGCACGCGACCTAAACGAAGGGTACGGCTATTGGGAAGAGGACGACGGGCAGACGTACGGGTACGGAGCGGCGACAAGTAACTTCACGACCAGTACGAACCCAATACCACTAACTGGCGCAAAGATCGTTGTTAACAACGCCTCTGCTTCAGTGCCGACTTCGGTTGCTCAGCCGGCGCCGCCAATAAGCGGACTGTCAGGCGATCAACTCAGTCTCGTCTACATTTCGTCGGCTTGGGCGGTTGGAGAGCCAACAGCCAAAGACACCAGCAATGCTAAGAATTACATTAAGGCGAAAGACAAGGACGGTGAGTCTGTATCTGAGCCGGTGTTGCTTTACCAGTCTGGCGTGAAGTTGCCGGAGGGAATGCAGGGCAACTACGTTACTGGCCGCTTGCTGCGAGAGGCGGACTTCAACAACCTCAACGCGATATTCACCGCTACACCGTAGGTCTAGGCTCATGGAAGGCTTTACGCTTAGCCCCCAGACAGTCACCCGCGTTGGGCGTGCGACGATTGGTTTTGAGAAGCAAACCAAGAACCAGATTCGAGAGCGGCGTGGACCTCGTGGAGGCGGCGGGTCCGGCTCCGGCGGCGGCCTAACGCCGAAGTCGGGAGAAGTGCAAACAGCCACGGCAGCAACTGGCGGCTCTGGTTCGTGCGGCTTCAAGCTCGGCGAGATCGTCGCCCGTGAATGGGTCGATCCGTCACTTTGGGATCAAGGCGACTACGACGAAAAGGACGTGGTCGAGATTCCTTCGGCTGACGCCTTCAGCGAGGCGGCATCCTACGAAGCTGGCGACCTGGCTGTCGAATCGGGCGTGCTCTATCAGGCCGACACGTCCATCAGTCCGGGTACGTTTGATTCTGGCGACTGGGTGCAGATCGGCACGCCCGGCGATCACTACTGCGCGGGCGTTGACGTAGCGGCGGGGCCGTGGGTTCCCGCCGAGTGGTCTGCAACCAACGCCGACAAGACGCTCGCCAGCAACCGCAGCGGGCCGCCCGATTGGTCCTACGATTCGAGCTACAGTTCCGGCGATGCGGTCACGTTGCCAACGGCGGACGCCTTCGATGATGGCGAGAGCTACGTTATCGGCGACCTCGTGATTGAGTCGGGCACGCTGTACCAAGCACCGGGCTCAGTGAGCGCCGGCGCCT